CTAAAGGTAAACCAACTGGGCGTACACTTGTTCCAACTAGCTGTGCTAGGTCAACATCGGCACGAATTGCGAAAAGCTGATTTCCGAGACCGAGTGCGCTGTATGCTGCTAATAGCCCGTATTCGTTAATTTCACTACCATTAATTGGTGTACCAGTGGCGCTAATATCAAACGTTGGTGTGCCCATACGTGTAACTAAGTCGCGCTGGCTGCTAAACGACAATAACTTACCAGCGTTTACTTTGGTTGTCCCAGAAGCTGATGCGCCATTATAAGTCTTATCTTGTGCCGTTGCTAGTAACACAAGCGGAATAGATCCTACGTTTGCGTTAACGTACTGACTCTGATCGTTTATGGAAATTTGAATTCCTGGGGAAACTAGTGCCATGGTTATTGTCCTTTATAATACAATGTTATGAATATTTAGCCTATTATCTAAAAATTTGGTGTATACAGAAGCCTTTGGGAAGGTTTAGCTGGTAAATACTGTATGGATAAACGTAAGCTATGCCCAATATGTCAAGACAATCACGTCGCAGTGAACTATATACGCAACGAAGTTCGTCACTACCGCGGCAGTTGTGCTAGTTGTATAAGAAAGAAAAGAAAATTAAAGCCTTCTCCGCCATTGTGGGCAAAGTCCGGCTATAAAAAGAAGGAAAGATGTGAGATGTGTAATTTTAAGGCCAAGTCCACAAAACAATTATTTGTTTATCACGTAGACGGAAATCTTAAAAATGTGAATTGGCACAACTTAAAAACTGTGTGTGCCAACTGTCGCATTGATATTATTGAAAGTAAGTTGCCCTGGAAGCCTAGCGATCTTGTACCAGATTTTTAACCTGCGCATACAACTCGTCAATACTACCATCGTTGTTTAGTTCTGCATCGAATCGAGTACCGACCCAAGCTGTTTCACTAGCGTGAATCTTATAATTATCCATTACAGCTTTGTTGCTGGCCCAACTTAAATTTCTTGTTGGACCAAGATTCACTATTGCAGCGGATTTGAACCATTCCGGCTCCGGGCCACGTTTAGTACGTATAACTAGGCCGCCGGCATTTCGTATACTGGCAATTTCGTTAGGAAATCGGCAGTCAGATATTACAACATTGTCCACTGCGTTACGTAATTTATTTTCTAAACTAGCAATCCAAATATCGTCGTGAAATCCTTTACGGCACACTTCAGTTCCCCAGTTTTGCAATACCCAACGTGGTGTTAACTTAGGTATCCCGAGTCGAGCTGCCCACCACGGATCAACCTGTTCACGCCAATCCCGGGACGCTTTTGTGCGCCCTTCTAGCATTGTACGATCCCATCCAAATACTGCTGCCACTGCATCTTTAAGAGTGCCCGCAAAACTTTCTCTACGAAACTCGTGTGAATTTACTAGATAGTCTGCTACTGTATCTTTCCCCGAGCCTATTAGGCCGCAGATACCAATGATCATAAAAAACTCCTGGTTTACAGGAGTATTTTATACTGTTGTAACTGTATTGTCAACTAACCCATTAAAAATGTAAGAGGTTGCGAACCATCAACATACAATTTAAGATCTTCTTGTAATTTTTCCATTTCGGCCTGTGCTTCTTGTACCATTGCAGCGCCATTTAAACTTGTCCCGCCTTGTGGTCCAGCAATACTGGCAAATTTACTGTAGGCTTGACCTAGTAACATCTTACAAAAACTATAGGAGAACTCTTGGATCCAGGGAAAAGCATAAGAATCGTTAAGTATCATTTGATCTGGCTTGTTGTTGTAGATCCATAGCAAAACACTTTCTTGTTCCTCTAAGGGAGGATTAGCGCCTTGCCAAGGCATTTTGCGAACAATAGTTAATTTTTTAGTAACAGGGTTAAATGTAAAGTTCATAAACCCTCCAAACATACGCATAGCTAGCTTTTGATAATCCACAAATAGCTCGTAATTAGTCAACCCGCCAACTCGACCTGCTACTAACATATAGGTGTTTAAGTAACCTGATGCAAATGGCTCGAATTGACTAGCTGTGGTCCCAGTAACACTACCTATACCTCTACGAAAAATAGCACGTACAGTTTGTATTTCTTTAGGTAAAATGTACTCTTGTGTTTCTGGTAGCAATGATAAACTTGCATAGCTTTCTTCTACTGCACCTTGCGCACGTTGTCTATACTTGACTAGTGCTTGGGTTATTGCCATTTCGTAATGTTCTTTTTCTAATTCAACATCAACAATCCCATCGCCTAGACGCATACGTACATAGTCCGTAATTGCTGCACGTTGGGCATCGTTGGTAGTAAGAACTGAGCCATCAAATTCGATATGCCCGGCACCAGAACCAGTGTTGGCATTAAACAGGCTTGCAGCTTCTATGTTTAGATTAGCTGTAAAGCCTGGTTCTTCAGTTGGCGTATTTGGATATGGGGTGGACATTTATTACTCCGTGATACTGTATTTATAACTATTCACGGAGTAATAGTATTACTGAACTTTTAGTAGTACAACATCAACACCAATACGACCGTTTAATCGTGTTTCTGTTGCTTTGATATCGTCAAGGAACTTGCGTAATTGAACTTTGCTGCTTTTCCTAAATTCAGTTAACTTTTCTTCGGGCTTGCGGAGTGTTTTGCATACGCTCTTGGCTTCGTCAAAACCAACAACACCTGTGCCTTTAACTCCCAGAGTACCACTATGCGCATCTGCTACGTATTTGCCTAGCTTACGAGTCTTGGTGTTGTAGATCCATAACTCAGTTGCTCCGATAATATCCGCAGGATTAATACTAACCAACTTAAGAGTTTTATCTTCTTTGGCAAATTTAAGTTTCGATACTAATTTTTCTTTGCTAGGAGCTTTTTTAACACGAGCTTTTTTAGTAGCTTTTTTAACATTGCGGTACTGTTCAATGGCAGCAATACCTGCATCAAGAAATGCAATAATTTTCTTAAAGTCTGCTGCTTTATAGTGACGATATGCCTCAGTTAACTGATCGTCCAATTTGCTTTGTGCTTCTGCTAGTTCAGCTCTGCGAGCCTGTACTAATGCTTCGTATTTGCTTAATTGACTTTGCGGGACTGCATTTGATGTCAAAAAGTCATACATCTTAAATGTAGCTTTTCCTGCAACTACGTCATCGTACTTGCCTTCAAACTCGCCTAAGATTTCAGCAGTTTTTTCATTCATACGATCTTGTATCGTGGGCTTGTATGCCACCTGCTCAGGTGTAGCACTAGCAACTTCAACCACTTCATCACCGGCCAGGTTAATTGACGCTTGAATAGCTTTACGTAGATAGCCTGTATGTCGCTCTTGTAATGGCATACCCTGACGATGTGCCATAATGATGCCGCAGGCAGTCATTGCCAATGTTCTATCTGCACTACGAATAAACGCACTCAACTCAGTTTTTTCTAGTATATTTGCAGTCTGCGCCCATTCGACTACATATTTTTTTAGATCTTTTTGGGCATAATGATAATTGTAGTAATTAAGACTCTTTCGCATAAAGTTATCAAAAGTGGGCTGATCAAAATTTTCTGCACGTTCAGTGTCCCACACTGGCTCAGTGCCAGTGTACTTTTCATCGGCTGCGTGTGTGCTACGGGGTGCTTTGATTTTTGCTCTAACAACTTTACCATCTACTTTGATAGCCATAATTACTCCGTTACGATTTTAGAATATTACTAACAGTTTACATTAATTAGCTGTTTATGTCAAATTGACAGTAAAGCTATGGTAGTATACTGCTCTACTAGGTCCAATGCTGCATTTAATTCAGTGTAGATATCCAAATATGCAACCGTTTCTTTGCCTAATCTACGACATTCTACGCTTTCCTTGTCCAGTTTAGTCAGCATCGTTTGGCAATTATATACCATTTTGTTAAGTTGGATCCAGCTTCGGTACTCTTTGCGATCGGTAGGCAAGGGCCAGATGAGCCGAATATTGTGCTCTAACGCATTAATCCTATTAACAACACAAGTTCTTTTGTCCATATTGTATTTTATGATAAATCCCAATACCCGTCAAATCCATAAATACTAGATATTGTAAGGACTTACTGTGGCAAGACTTTCACTTTGGCAAGACGGCCGACACTCAAATGACTATAAGTTTATGGACCGACGAATTTCGGAAATGTTCACCATCGGCGGCACAGGAGTACTACTTAACAAATATTTGGGTACACAACAACAAACTGGCAGCACCGATCCCACAGTACCAGATTACTTAAATCAAAGTGAACAAAACATACAAGATCTATTATGGCTCGAAAACCGGGATCGTAAATATGACCACGATGTTTATAAGATGCGCGGCATTTATCAACGTGCCGATCAAGATTTTGATCTAAGCCAATTTGGTTTATTTTTGCAAACTGGTACGATCTTTATGGTATTCCATTTGCGTGATATGGTTGATATGATTGGCCGTAAGCTTATGTCTGGCGATGTACTTGAGCTACAGCATCTTAAAGATTATGATGCACTTGATGAAGGGCTGCCTGCTGCTCTTAAAAGATATTATGTAGTCGGTGATGCCAGTTTTGCATCCGAAGGTTTTAGTCCAACTTGGTGGCCACATTTATGGCGTGTTAAATTAAATCCATTGGTAGACAGTCAAGAGTACAAAGATATATTAGATAACATTGCAGCCGGACCCGGCACCGATACTCCTGTGGGCGAAATTTTAAGCACCTACAACAAGTATCTAAATATCAATCAGGCTATTATTGAGCAGGCCGAAATTGACGTTCCGTTGTCAGGTTATAGCACCGAGTCCATATACACGTTACCAACTACTGCTGACGGTACATTACCAGTAGGTCCCCCAATTACTGTAGACGAAACTGCTATTACAGCAGACCACTTAACACCAGCAGCCGACAACGGAGTTGGCAGTCCCGGTGCCAAAGTTCAAGGATACTTAACTGGTGATGGTGCAGCACCAAACGGCCTAGTAACTGGTGCCGGAACTGCATTTCCAATTAATCCCAGCGAAGGTGATTATTTCCTACGCTTAGATTATTTGCCCAATAGACTATTCCGATTTGATGGTAGCTTTTGGCGTAAGATTGAAGATAGTGTACGTACCAACTTAACTCCTGGTGCAGCAAATAATAAGACACTCCGTGCCAGCTACGTAAATAACACTACAACATACACAGACTCAACTGGCACAGTACACAACGAACGCCAGTATCTAAGCAAAGCACTTACACCCAAGGCTGATAACTAAGATGTTCATATACAAATTTACGCACCTAGAGTCGAATAGATCGTACATAGGGCAGACTATTCAAGACCCTAATCGGAGACGACTTGAGCATATTTGTGATTCCAGGGATAGTAATAAAACTTATCATTTCCATAATGCATTAAAAAAATATGGTGTTAACGCTTTTAGTTTCGAAGTTATAGATGAGGCCAAGACTATAGAAGAATTAAACTCATTGGAAGAAAGTTATATACAAAAGTTTAATAGCATTGATAATGGATTTAATATACGTAACGGCGGCGGAAATAAAACACACAACCCAGAGAGCATTGAGCGTATGAGCCAAGCTCAGAAAAATGCTCACGCTAAACGTAAAGCTGAGGGACGAGCCACTATACCGTGGAATAAAGGTAAAACAGGATATAAACAAAAAGAGCACTCTGTCGAATCAAAAAAACAAAGATCTTTACGTGTGTACGGTAGTGGAAATCCTATGTACGGTACTACTTGGAAATTAATTGACGGTAAACGTGTTTATTCAAGGAAAATTCAATGAGTGTAGTTTCTTTCGCATACGATGGTCAGATACGACGTTTTGTCATACAGTTTATTCGTATGGTGTCAAATTTCCAAGTTGAATTTGGTAAGGATTCCAGCGGCAATCGCACACTACAAACTGTTCCGGTATACTACGGAGATGTAAGTAGACAAGCAGCAATGATACTTCGTAACAACAGCGAAAACTCATTGAATGCTGTTCCAGCAATGGCCACTTATATCTCTGCATTGACCTATGATCGTGACCGTTTGCAAAATCCTTATTTTGAAGGTACCGTACGTATAAGAGAACGTGTGTATGATGAAGATAACCAGACCTACACCAATACTCAAGACGGGTTGTATACTGTTGAACGATTAATGCCGGCACCGTACAAGCTAGTAATGAAGCTAGATATATGGACCAGTAACACTGAACAAAAGCATCAACTGGTAGAGCAGATGCTTCCTTTGTTTAATCCAGGACTGGAAATACAAAATACAGAAAACTATGTCGACTGGAGTTCACTCAGTGTTGTACACTTGACAGATGTTATGTACACTAGTCGCACAATACCGTCGGGTGCCGAAGATACCATTGATGTTGCTACACTAACTTTCGAAATGCCAATTTGGATTAGTTTACCTGCCAAAGTTAAGAAAATGGGTGTTGTTGCTGAAATTATTGCCAGCATATATAACGCACAAGGCGAACTCAGCGAAGATGCTATTACCAGCTTGTCAGGATTGATCAGTCAGCAAAGATTTACTCCACTTGCTGCAGATGTTGTGTATGTTGGTAACAGTTTACAGCTATACAAAAATGCCAAACCTGTTGGATCCGATGAAGTTGTCGGAGAAACTATGCGTTGGAGAGATTTGATAAATCTATATGGTGCTATACGCAACGGCATTAGTCAGGCCAGATTAAAATTTGAATATCCCGACGGCTGGCACGAGATAGTTGGAACTATTGCCTACGATCCCACAGACGATACCAGTTTGTTGTTTACACCAATCCCGGCTACACTACCCGCAAATACACTGGATCCAATCAATGCAATTATTGATCCATTTAATGTTACAGTAGATAGTAATATACTATCCCCGTCTGTTGGTACCAGATATCTAATATTGAATCCAATAGGATCCGCCAATTCAGGTCCTGCACCTGCCTGGGCTGGTACTGCTGGGACTAATTTATTGGCCAGTGCCAATGATATAATTGAATACAACGGCAGCTTCTGGACTGTGGTATTCGACAGTAGCCAAGAGCCCGGTGCTCAGTACTTAACCAATCTAAATACCACTGTGCAATACAGATGGACTGGCGAGATGTGGGTCAAGAGTTATGAAGGATTTTATTCTGCCGGATTCTGGGGTCTAGTGCTGTAATGACCGAATCACATACCGAAGGTGTTGGTGCTTTAGTTTACGTTCGATCAACAAATCGATATCTATTCTTACTAAGAAATAAAA